ATGGGACGCTGGCTTGCTGGCAGGCTCATGAAAGAGCTGGGGCTGGTCAGCTGTCAGCAGCCGACTCACCGGTATAAACGTGGTGGTCATGAACATGTTGCTATCCCTAACTACCTTGAAAGGCAGTTCGCCGTGACCGAGCCAAATCAGGTGTGGTGCGGTGATGTGACCTGTATCTGGACGGGTAAGCGCTGGGCGTACCTCGCCGTTGTTCTCGACCTGTTCGCAAGAAAACCAGTGGGCTGGGCCATGTCGTTCTCGCCGGACAGCAGGCTCACCATGAAAGCGCTGGAAATGGCATGGGAAACCCGTGGTAAGCCCGGCGGGGTGATGTTCCACAGCGATCAGGGCAGTCATTATACGAGCAGGCAGTTCCGGCAGTTATTGTGGCGATACCAGATCAGACAGAGTATGAGCCGGCGCGGAAACTGCTGGGATAACAGCCCAATGGAACGCTTCTTCAGGAGTCTGAAGAACGAATGGATGCCGGTGGTGGGTTACGTAAGCTTCAGCGAGGCAGCTCACGCCATAACGGACTATATCGTTGGATATTACAGCGCACTAAGACCGCACGAATATAACGGTGGGTTACCCCCAAACGAATCGGAAAATCGATACTGGAAAAACTCTAACTCGGTGGCCAGTTTTTGTTGACCACTTCACTTTTGCGCTGATTGCCGCCTGCTTCGCGCTCTGCTGCTGTTCAAACCGCGCCGCCTGCTGTGCCAGCTCATTCAGCCGCTTCTGGTGTTCAATCTTGTCTCCCAGCTCAGCCAGCTGGCGTTTGTACTCCAGCGTCTCTTTCTCATGAGCCAGCAGGGATTTTTCCTGCTCAGATAACTGCCGTTTCGTGGCGGCCTCTTTCAGGACCACATACTGATTTTCCGCTTCCCATAAATCCCGGCGCTGCTGGCTGATTTTCTCATTCACACCGCTGTGTTTTTCCAGCGTCCTGAGCTCGGTTTCAAGCGCCAGCATGGCTGCATGCGCCCGGTCTTCCTGGCGCTCACCGGCAGACACCTTCACACCGGACGGCTTTTTCAGCGTCTATTCATAATCCTTTTTTGCCGACGCCATCAGCGTGTTGCAATCCGCCTGCAGGATTTTTCCGTCTTTCAGGGCCTTATTCAGCTCTTTCTGACGGGCGGTATATTTATCCAGCGGCGTCTGCAGGCGCTCATACGCCTTCTGCGCCTCTCCGGTATACTTCAGCTGTGACGCCTCACGCTCAGCCCGGTCCCTTGCCGCCAGTTCACCGGCTTTTTCCATATCCGACTGCAGCGTGGCCGCTGCCAGACCCAGACGGGCATTTTCCCGGTCATCCCATGCCCCCTGAAGGTTCGCACGAAAAGAGGAGGTCTTTCCCCGGCGCTGGCTCCGGCTCTGGTACCACTGCCATTTTTTATCCGCCTCATCAAATGCCTTCTGCGCACTGGCGAGCATATCCGCTGAGGATTCAGGACGACCGATATCCAGAATGGCATCCCACATCGATTTGAATGCCTTCCCTGTTTTATCCGCCCAGGTCTCCAGTGTTCCCATGTTTTCTTTCAGGCGACGGGTCTGCTCATCAAAGCCTTTCGTGGCGATATCGTTCGCCGCCTGCAATGCCCCGGCCTCGTCTCCGGAACGCTGCAGCTGTGCAACATACGCAATCTGCTCTGCCGTCACGTTACGGAACTGGCGCGCCATCGCCATCAGTCCCGACGTCGGGTCAGTGGTCAGCTTCCCGAAGGCTTCAGCGACTTTATCCACCTCCACACCGGATGCAGACGCAAAACGCGCGACACTCTGGTTGATGGCATCAAACTGTTCACCACCACGCACACCGGCATTCACCAGGGCTGCCAGTGACTCTTTCGCCTGGTTAAACGTCAGCCCTGCTGCCTGCCCGGCTCTTGAGAGAGTCAGCATACGATCGGCAGTCAGTCCTGACTGATTACCGGAAAGAACCAGGGTTTTATTAAACGCTGAAAGCGTGGAATCTCCCTGGTACCAGGCGTACACCAGCGCACCTGTCGCCACCGCCAGCGAGGTGACCCCGACCATCGGCAGGGTGATCGCACCGGCAAGCCCCCTGAACATGGGGATCATCCCGCCGAAGGAGTCCTTCACCTGACCGCCCTGTTGCAGCAGGATCAGCCAGGGATTCTGACCACCTGCAAGCTGCGTGGCGATATCCGTAAACTGTGCGGGCAGGGTTCGCATGGCCGCTTTATACTGCCCGACGGAAATCCCGGCTTTTTGTGCAGCCAGCGCCTGGCGGCTCAGGCCCTGTTCAACAGCACTGGCGGTTTTTCTGGCGTCGGTATCCAGACCTGAAAAATGACGCCTTACCCGGCTCATCTGCTCATCGAAACGGACAGCATCCAGACTCAGGTCAATAACAAGATCACCAACCGGCTGGGACATATCTCACACCTCCCGGAATCCCCGCTGAAGCCATCATTAATGCGGCATCATCCACCATGACATCCGCCACATCCGCAGACGATAAAATATCGCGCCCTCCGTCCCCACCGAACCGGACGCCTCCGGCAAGTCCTGCCGCTTTCTGCATCAGCATTTTGTCCTCATCCGGCCTCTCCACCTGCTCTTCCTCATGCCGGGGGACAAGCAGACTGAAATCAGAGGGATGCATATCCGGATCGCAAAAAAACAGGCTGAGTACAGCGTACGTCAGCCCGGAAAAATGCATATCCAGCTGGGTATCCTGAAAATAATGCGTGCGGTAAAAACGGTGCCAGTCGGCATATTCGGTGGATGTCATCCCGGCAAGCATGGCGCGCCAGTCGAGTCTCCCCATCTCACGCGCCAGTCTGAGGGCAAAGTTCAGCTCGCCGTCGAAGACTTTCCCGCAGAAAAATCATCATCAGTCAGCGTGTTATTTTTCGCCACTTCAGTAATATCAGTATCCGGACGAACAGCTTCGATCATCCCGGACAGGCACAACACCACGTCTTCCGCCCGGGCAATGGCATCGGCAGGCCAGGTGGTGAGCACTTCCTGCTCTATCTTCATCACGGCCTCATTCATTGACGGTGACTGCGTTTTCTGTGGATGGTTATGCCACAGGGACATCGCCACCAGAAACGCGCCGGTTCTGACGAGATCTTCCACGCTTACCTGCAGGTTGCCGCAGGATTCTGCCTGTTCTGCACGCCGTTTCAGGAGGGCAAGATGCTCGATACGCTGCAGCGCAGACAATTCGGAAAGCGTGACAGACACACCGTTATATTCAAATTGTTCTGTTTTCAGAAACATGTATTACCTCCGTTTACCCTGCAGCGCCCGCTTCAGTAACGGTGACTTCAGCCACTGCGGCGAACTGACCATTTCCGCTCACCACAGGGATCTGCACCTTACCTGTCGCCACGCCGTTTACCGTAATTGTCATATCTTTCACACTAATGGTGGCTTTCGACGGATCGGCGGAAACCGCTCTGAACGTCTTGTCGGTTGCACTTTCCGGCTCAAAAGAAACCGTCAGGGTGGTTGTTTTCCCTTTTGCCACCGTACCGGATGTCGGCGTCATCTTAATCGCACTGACCGGCGTAATTTTGCTGCGTTCTTCCGCTACAGAAGGTTTACCCACGTTAGTGACTTTCACCGTGCGGGTGATCACTTCTTTCGCCGTCACGGCCTTACCGATACTGCTGACCCAGCCACGAAACACATCCACCGTGCCATTCGGAAAACGGATTTTATAGGCCCGGACATCGCCGCTTTCAAACCAGCCTATAAGCCCTTTCTGGCCTTCCTCTCCCGGTTTCCAGGCCAGCGTAAAACTGGTATCACCTGCAGATTTCTGCCCCTGCCCGGTCGCGGTCCAGTCCGCGTCTTCATCATCCAGGTAGTTATCATCGTAGGATTCTGCCGTCATCTCGCCCGGCGTCAGATCCTTCACCTTAGCCAGTCGCTGCCAGTCATCGTCTGACAACGGGTTTGCATAAGCATCACCCTTGCCGTTGTAAACCCACAGAGTGGTACCGGCACCTTTTACCGGCTCAAGGGGATTTGGTGTTGCCATATCGTCCTCACATCTCGTATGTAATGGAATAAGTCAGATCTGCAGAACTCCATAACGCCATATCGTCATCACGACGATACTCATAGCCCTGCGTAACCATCGTGGTAATCAGTCCTGCCAGTGCCGGGATCGCGGTCATCGCCGGGTAAATCCGGCTTTCCATCCACTGATCAAGCTCTGAATCCGGTACCTGTGCCGGTAAAAACACCTCAATATGCAGCGTGGCCCGCCAGGTATCTGCATCCAGCTCTTCACCGGTATACTCTGCATCCGTCAGATAAACCGCGATCGCAGGAAAATCCTCTTCGTCAAAAACAACGGGGCGACCATCAAACAGCGTCGCCCCGTGTTCATGCTGCTCGAGCGCATCCAGCACTGCGGCACGAATGTCAGTGTGTTTCATCGTTTTATTGCAATCCTCAGTTGTTGTTTCAGCGCGTATGCCAGTTCTTTAGGCAGGCGTTCACGCCGGATACGGTCAACATTCTCATCAAATGCCTGTTTCAGTGGGGCCGCCATCGGGATTTTCACCACATCAATGGGGTAACGGTTTTTCCCGGCCACACGCTGCATGACATGCCAGCGACCATTTTTTAATCGCTGAATAAATGCCCGCTGATACCGATGCTGACCGGCTTTAAGTATGCTGTTCGGGCGACGCCCCAGCATCCTGATCCCCAGCTTAATCACAGGGAGATCACCGCGGTTAACGATAATTTTGGCATTCGGATTTCTGACCGTCGCCCGTTTCAGTCTGGACCGTTCCTTAACCAGTTTCCGGCGAACCTTTGTCTCCCGGGCAACCTGTGATGAAGACTGATTAATCGCCGTTGTGGCCACGCGGTTAATGGCCATTGCTGAAGCCGCCGGAATGGCGTTTTTACGAACCCGGCTCAGATTGTCAATCGCCTGATCAAGCCCTTTTATCGCCATAATTTCACCCTGCGTTTATCGTCGCCGGTTAACTGCGGGTGGTTGACCACGGTTGAGCCAGAGATAACAGCTGCCCCCGTCATCCGGAGAAACACGATCCACCCAGAATATCTCACCATTAATGGTCAGCGTGTCACCACGCCGCACGGCACGAACCGTATCCGTCCGCACAAATAATGACGGGCTGCTTCCTTCAATACGGACCCCGCCACCGGTAAACCCCAGCGACTCCGGATCATCAAAAACCCCCTGAACTTCGCTGCCACACTGTGCCCCCGAGGTGAACTGCGCACAGAGCCCCATCACTTCAACGATCGTACTGTCTACCCCGGCGAGGGCAGCATCAAAGGCATTCTGAAAATCACGCATATTCAGCCGTTCCGTGCTGTATCATGGCCGTTGCCAGTGATGATGGCACCAGAACACACATACCCCGTAACGCCAGCTCAACGGGACGACCTGTCTCCGGGCAATACCCCATTACTTGCAGGCACTTCCGTACCCGGACGGCTTTAACATCATCCGGAGCATCCGTGTTGTTCAACTGCTCACCATCGTCTGTGTGATTTTGATCAGCCCCGCTCTCATCAGAGTGCATAATGCCCTCCGGGGAAACAGCAAGCTCCTCTTCCCACTCAGACACACGTTGAGCAATATCCGCAGCACTCCCCGACATATCCGCCTCGCGCCCCGGCAGGCCAGCCAGTTGACGAAGACGATTCAGATTTTCTTCTTTTGTTGCCATCTCAGCCTCCTGTGAAAAAAGACACGGGGGCATTTCGCCCCCGCTCACGGATTATTTCACCTGTACCACCACAAACTCATCCGGATCCGGCAGCACCATCAGCGGAGCGGACTGCGTCATGGTGAATTCACAGGACGGATCGCCCACGGTCAGCCAGTGTTTCGGGTAACGGGAAGAAGCCACCACTCCTTCAGACAACGCCTGTGCATCCTTAATGGCACCATAGCAACGAATCCCCTCTGCCGCCGTATTCCCCAGCACCAGCATGCCCTCCGGCAGATAACGTTTTTCGGTACCGTCCTCTGCCACATAAGACGTTTTCGCCACCACAATGGCCAGATCGCCGTAATACCCCTTGAAGGACACCACTGCGCCCAGATCTTTCACTGCCGTTTCGAGTTGTGAATTTGAGCCGCGACGGGTATCCAGTTTTTCGCGGAACAGCTTAAAGCCATTCAGCAGACGCCAGACCGTACCGTCCATAATGGCGATATTCACAAGGCCGCTGGCCTGATCGCAGTAGAGGTCAATATCATGCGTCGGATCAAACGTATCACGGTCCTGCTCAGACCATTTTTTACCGTCAGCCTGCTCAATGTTATTTCCTTCAGAGCGCCCGAAATCCACCTCGACAGTATCAAACTGATCCCCTTCCATGGTGTATTTGCCATACAGCACGGCATTCACCGCCTGCATTTCTTCCACCTGGACAATGGCGTGCTCTTCCTGTTTGAGGTTATCGGTAATGATACGCAGACGACGGTAGGCCGGGTCGTTCAGCTGAGCCGGATCTTCACCAGGAAGGCGCTCAACCGCCTGCTGGTAATTAAATTCGTGTTTCGGCTTGACGTAGCCCGGACGTAACACGCGGGTTTCACCACCGCGATGGCGAAGCACTTTTCCTTCAACGATCGGGGAGACATAGGCCGCCACCGGCGTTTTTCCGGTAATTTTGTCCAGCATCACCTCTTCGGTGTGGAAATTCACCGTACGGCGGAAAAACAGCTCCAGAAACAGCGCACGGAATTTCACTTTTTGTTCGGTATAACCGAGTAACTGGCGGGTCGTAAACAATCCCATAAATCAGTTCCTTTCATTCAGAAATCAGTCAGGCCACCATGGTGGCCTGATAACGTGTTACGGCAGAGCCGCGTGACTCAGGGCTGTGCCGGCAAAGGCATTTGCCTTTTTGTGTTCATCCACACTGTCAGGCCAGCGGATTGCCTCCGTCGCAAAGGTCCCCGACTTGTAATAGGTCAGCACCGTCTCTGTGCCTTCAAGCGGCAGTACCAGTATGCCAACCGCACTACCGGCTTTCTGTCCATCCCAGACCACCAGTTTCCCGGTGGCTTCATCCAGCATCAGGGGCGTCAGAGCCGGTGTTGCAGAAGAAATCCCGCTGCTGCCTGTGGCGGTATGAGCCGGATCATTACCAGCAAAAATACGTACTTCCGCACGCTGTTCAGTGATGGTTTTCGTCACCATATTGTTAAAACCTCGTATTGATGTTCAGCACTGACTTCATGGCATGGCCATGAGCATTTTCACGTCCGCATCACCGTCTTCTGATGCCTGTGACACGCCCCCCTGGACCGCAGCCGGTGAATGGTTCGCCATGAAATGTTCAAACAGGGCGGTTGTGGATGCAGAGACCGGTTCTGCCTTACCTGATCCCGCAGCCAGCACAGCCCGGGCGCTCTCCACAGTCATTCCCGGGCAGGCAGCCAGCTGTTCAGCCTGCGCCTCAGCCCCTTTTGCCTCATCCAGTGCCATGATCTGATCACGGAGTGATGGTCCGGCATTCGCCTGCGGTGAAGCAGCCAGGATCGGGCGGGCTTTTTCCACCGTCATCTCCGGCATCGCCGCCAGCGTTGCTGCCAGTTGTTCACGACCGTTCGCTTCTTCACACGCCATAATGCGATCGGCTTCACTCTGCGCGGATGCCACCGGCTGCTGCGGTGCCGCCGCGGCCAGAATCGCCCGGGCCTGTTCAACGCTCATGCCCTGTTGCCCTGCCAGCATCGTGGCAAGCTGTTCACGTCCTTTCGCTTCCTGGCATGTCAGGATCCCCATCACTCGCTGGTTCTCCTGCACGGCGGCTTCCGTTGCAGTTAATTGCGGCATAGTGCCTCCTCTGACATTACTGTTCAGCGCCGTGGCCATCACACTGATGGCATCCGACGCATTGATTAATTCATCCGCCAGCCCGGCCTCAATGCCGGACTGACCTTCAAAAACGGCGGCCTCTGTTCCCGTGACCGCATCCACAGACAACCCGGTATACATCGCCACTTTTTCGGCAAACATCCGGTGCGCCGCATCAATCCGCTGCTGCATATCCTGGCGAACCTCTGCCGGCAACGCTTCAAACTGATTGCCATCCACCTTGTGCGCCCCGGCATAAATCAGCGTGATATCCACACCGGCCTGCGCCAGATGACCGGCATAGCTGACATGGCTCATCATCACGCCAATGGAGCCGATACGGGATGTCTGGGTAACCAGCCGTCGGGAGCAGGCCGACGCCAGCAGCATGGCTGCAGAACAGGCCGTGTCATTGCACAGTGCCCAGACCGGCTTCTGCTGACGGAGGCGGTAAATCATGTCAGCGCAGTCAAACGCGCCGGCGGCCTGCCCGCCCGGACTGTCAATGTCCAGCAGTATGCCCCGCACCTGGCTATCTGCCATTGCCTGCTGAAGACAGGCGACAATGCCGTCATAGCCAGTCATTCCGGAAAATGGCCGCATCCCCCCCAGCCGGTGCACCAGCGTGCCGGTCACCGGCAGTACCGCAATACCGTTCACCACCCGGTAAACACGGGCCGGTCGTTTACCTCCGGCCATGTACTCGTCCGTTTCAGCCAGCATTCCGGGAGCATCAAGCTGTACCTGCTGTTGTGGTACCGAAAGACTTGCTGCGCCCATCTCGCGCCCGAGCGCGCAAAAGAAAACCCGCGCATAGGCGGGCTCCAGAAGCAGCGGTTCATTGAATGCTGCGGCAATAATGTGTGAAAGATTACGTCTCACGTGGTGTTGTCTCCTCTTCCGGCCTGCGACTCTCCGCTATCTGCTGCTGATACGCCTGCGCTATCCACACCGGACGTGAGAGTCCGGCTTTTTCCCGCTCTGCAGATTCCCTGACCTGCTGGCGGAAAATGTCCTGATAATCCTCGCCCATCAGCGCCAGCTCTTTCTCATACGTGCTCAGTCCGGCCTCAATGCGCATCACTGATTCCTGAACCTCCTTGAGCCCGTCAATGGCCATTCTTCCGGCTCCAATCCACTCAGCCCGTGACCAGGCTGATCGCGCCTGATAAAAATCAAAACGTGCCCGTGGCGGACGAATAATCCCCGAAGAAGTGCCTCTTCCAGCCAGCAGGAAAACATCTGCGTGGCCAGCCGGGACGCAATAAATTTTCGCCGCCCCATAAAATAGCGCCACGACTCATTGGCGGATGCGCGGGCACTTGAATAACTGACCTTCGAGTAATCACGGGACAACTGTTCGTAGGAAACGCCAAGACCGGCGGCGATATACCGCAGCAGCGCCTGTTCAAGCGCCGAAAATCCATTGTCTGAATCCTGCGCGGTCTGAAGTTTCAGATCATCACCGGGGAAAAGGTGCGGAATTTTGACACCGCCCAGCGTCACGCTATTCGTGTCATACCAGGTGGAGAACTTATCCAGAATATTAATAAGCGGATTATCCTTCTGCCCCTGCGGCGCACCGGCGATATATTCAAAGGCCTTTTCGGTATCAAGGTCACTTTCAATCGTCGCTGCATACATCGCCTTCACTATGGCCGACTGAAGCTGTGTTGCCTGCAGGGAATCGAGCATCTTCAGCCGTTCCATTACGCTGTAAAACTGATTGGCCCCACGGGTCTGCCCGTCCTCCACCGGCTCGAAAATATGCAGCATGGCCGGACGCCCGGTGGGAAGTTCACGCGGGATCCGTTCCCATCGTCCACTCCCAGAGAACGGAAAATCATCCTCACAGATATGGTACGCAACGGCACGACCATATCGATCGACCTCCACACCGGCCCGCAGAAAACGGTTCCCCATACCGTGTCCTGGCGTGTCCACCCGTTTCGGACTCACGGCTTTAAAACGCGTACGAAACAGTTGCGTGCTCTCCGTATCCCAGACCGGCTGCACAAAGATTTCGCCGTTAAACGCATGAACGCCCACACCTTCACGAATAAATTCCGTAAACGTGCGTTTCTCTTCCACGTCGATCTCGCCAAACATCCCTTCGGCGTATTCCGACCAGGCCGCCTCCACCTCATCGACAAAACTTTTTGCCGCAGTCTCCCGCATCCCCAGCCAGCGCCAGTTCGGACGGTAGCTGATCAGAAACATATGCCCGACAATATGATCCTTATGCAGGGCCACCGCATTGGCCGCTATCCCGTTATTGCGCACCAGATCATCTGCCCGGGCATTCCCCAGACGCAACGCAGGCAGCAGGGCTGCATCGGCACTCTGCGCCGGTGGCAACCACTCCGCCATTTGCCCACCAAATCCTGCGCCGCCCCCGTTGTAGCTGAGACTCTCACGAAGCGGAACGCCGTTCACATCAATCAGGACAGGCGTTCGTTTCATAACCTCACTCCCAGCGGACGACGGCGACGTCGGGTTGTCCCCAGTACCGACTCCGCATCATTGATCGCCCGGTTAAGCTCATCCAGAGAAGCCGCCGTATATTCAATTCTGCGACCATCTTTCTGGACAGACACCACCCGTTTACCGGTTAATAAATCAAGGCGTGCCTGACGCAGCGCCTGTAGTTCAGCGACTGTAACCATTCACTCCTCCGGACAGCTTCGCTGCCAGTTCTTTAAGGGTTGGCCGGGTCGTCTCTTCTTCCCGGGATTTTGCCAGTACAGCCAGATCAAGCTGCCAGCGTTGCACGGACACACGTAATGCCGCGTAGGCATACACCAGGCAGTCCAGCGCTTCGTTACGCCGCTTTTTGTTATCCCACAGCAGACGCATCTTTCCTTTTTCCCACTTCTCCACAAGCTCTTCCGCGACCAGTTGCTGCGCCTCTGTCTGCGAAAAAATCTCCGGATCATCAGGAAAACGGATGGCATACGACGTGGCTTCATCCGCAGGCGTGGGATCGGCTTTCATACGGGCATAGAGAATTTCTTTTGCGGTGTCCGTCCCCACTTCACACAGATACACGCCCCGCTGATTGCGGGTTTTCGGCATGGTGATCACCGGCTTGCCATAGACAGATGCGCCTTTTACCGGCAGCACCCGGAAAACACCGTGTTTTTTTGACCTCTGATAGACAATTTCACCATCGATCCCCCGGTGTCCCAGCAGACACGGGAAATGGTCATTTCGGTTCCGTCTGCATGGCAGTATTTTTTGTTGATCGCCGCATCCACACGTAACAGCGTCTCTTCCTCATCGGGACGGCCCATAATGATGATTTTATCCACCAGAAAAGCTTCCTCTCCCGGTGCCCATCCCCAGACATACATCTCAAAACGGTTTCGCTGCGAGTCAATGCCCGCCGTCAGATAAACCACCCGGGCAGGTACCGCCGCCGTGTAATGCACGACCTTATCCATCAGTACCTGGTGATCGAGTTTTTCGCCCACGGCTTCTTCCCAGGTCTCGCCCAGCGTGGTGTTCACAAAGGTTTTCAGGCCGTTGGGATCTTTCAGTGCATCCAGCCAGTCATAGACTATCTGTACCCAGGTGGTAAACGGACTGTACGCCGTCCAGATATGGAACGTGATGGAGCGCGGCGGCGGAATTTCATTACCCGCAGCGCTGAAAAACGTCAGACCGTCACGGGTCCACATGCCCGTGTTTTCACAGATCCACCGCCCGTTGCTCTGGTCCAGTTCAGACTGATGGATCACGCAGCCATGATGTTCACAGAGGTAGAAAACACTTTCGGGACTGTCCTTCTCCCATTTAAGCCCAAAAGGCGTGGACTCATCGCCAAATTTCAGATACTGCTCCTCCCCACAGTGTGGGCAGGGCACATAAAAACGCATAAAATGCGCCGACTCGTTGGCCGCTTTTTCGATCTGGCAGGTGCCTTTGATTTTAGGCGTCGAGCCGCGAATGGATTTGGGCCATACAGAGCCCTCAATACGTTTATCCCCCAGCAGGGTTGGCGAACCCTCTTTTTCGACATCCGGTTCGAACGAGGAAAGTTCGTCATAGCAGACCACGTCCACGGATTTTTCACGGTAGTTTTTAGCGGCAGCCCCGCCCAGGCACCAGAAGCCCACGCCCGATGAAAAACGTTTCAGCGTGAGGGTATTATCACGATGTTTACGACCCAGCCATGGGGAAAGGTCTTTCAGGCATGGCACATCCCGAATCGTCGCCTCCACGTGAGACTTCATAAAATCTTCAGCGGCAGAATCCGTGGGCTGAAAAAGCAGACTGTTTCGTGATTTATGCTCAATAAAATACCCGACCACCCCCAGCAACATCTTTGTATAGCCAACACGGGCAGATTTAATCAGGTTAACCGTGCGAACCTGGTCGTTACCCATACAGTTCATAATGGCGACCTGGAACGGCAGCGTTTTCCATTCTCCCTCACCATATGAAGATTCTTTAGGCAGATAATAATTTTGATCAGCCCATTCAACTGGCGTCACCGGCAATGCCCTTATCAGGGGCTGTAATGCTGTTGTGACAGCACTCATCATATTATTCAGTTGTTGCTCTGATATATTCATCGAGTAAATCCGGTAATTTATCCCCTGCCCGCGCACACTGATTTGCCCCCTTCGCAATAAGGGTTTTCAGATGGTCAAGATGGCGTGGTGTTAAATCAGGAAACGTAAGGCAGTATGACTTTCCGTGAGACAGATGCTGGCCAACGTGGGATATTTAACGCGGGTTAACATCGTTGTCAGAGCCGCATGGGTGAGCTGTTGCTACACCCCGGTATTTCCACCACGGAGGCCAGCATGAACAACAATAACACATTGTACGTCGGGTTAGATGTTCACAAAGAATCGATTACTGTCGCTTATGCTATCAATTCAGAACCTGTTGAACTGATGGGTAAAATTGGCACATCACCTACTGATATTCAGAATCTTTGTAAACGTCTCAGGTCAAAGTCATCGCAGGTCAGTATCGTTTATGAAGCGGGGCCCTGTGGTTATGGACTTTATCGTCGGCTGGTGAAATCCGGTTTTGACTGCATGGTCTGCGCCCCCTCACTTATCCCGAAAAAACCGGGGGAGCGGGTTAAAACCGATCGCCGTGATGCCATCAGACTTGTGCGTTCACTGCGTGCAGGAGATCTTTCTGCTGTCTACGTACCCGGCATTGAAGATGAGGCATTCCGGGATTTGGCCCGGGCATGGGCATCTGCCCGCGATGATTTACGGCATGCAAGGCAACGTCTGAAATCGTTTCTTCTGGTTCATGGGGTCCATTATGTCGGGCGAGCAGATTGGGGCCCTGCACACCGACGCTGGCTCAGCAAATACTCATTCGAAAGTCCCTGGCGACAATTAGCTTTTGACGAACACCGTCGTACAATAGAAGACCGGCAGGCACAATGTGAACGGCTGGAATCCGCCCTGAAGGAGGCCGTTACCGAATGGAGGCTGTATCCGGTAGTAGAGGCGCTGCAAGCCATGCGAGGGATTCAGTTTATTACTGCGGTTGGATTAATTTCTGAACTGGGTGATCTGACCCGTTTTGAACATCCACGACAACTGATGTCATGGTTTGGTATCACGCCATCAGAATATTCATCGGGTGGAAGCAGACATCAGGGCAGCATTACCAAAGCCGGAAACAGCTATGCCAGAAAGCTATTGGTCGAGGCAGCGTGGAGTTACCGTCATCCGGCACGCATCAGTCCGGCAATACAAAAAAGGCAGGAAAATTTACCCCGCCCCGTCATTGACAGAGCATGGGATGCTCAACTCAGGCTTTGTAAGAGGTATCGAAAACTTCAGGCCAAAGGAAAGAATGTCAATATTACAATTGTTGCTGTTGCACGTGAGCTGGCGGGTTTTATCTGGGATATGGGCCGAATAGCAATGTCTGTCGCACAACAACCACAATGTCACAAATAAAAAATGAGAATAACCAGTTCCCTGAAGGCGACGTAGCCCGGTACAAGAGTAACCCACGTTAGCGCTTGGCGACGGCGGAACAAAGCTGATTCGCGACGTAAGAAAGTGGCAGGCTCATATGACGGACCTCTGTAATGCGGTATCCAACCCGCGAATATCAGCGTGATTCACCGTCGGATTTACTGCTACGTCGCCCTCAGGGAATTAAACCTAAAAAGAAAATCGTCAAAATTAGAGATTCCGGTTTGACACGGAAAGTCATATCAGCGTCAACGGAGCACCGTATTGACGCTTATTTATTGGTGAGTGCTACGTTCCATGGCAGGAGTTCGTCAACACGGTTGGAAGGCCATTCCGGCAGTACGCTCAGGATATAGCGCAGATACGCTTCCGGATCGATACCGTTCAGTCGGCAGGTGCCGATCAGCCCGTACAGTAGCGCACCACGCTCTCCACCGTGATCGCTGCCGAAGAACATAAAGTTTTTCTTTCCGAGACAGACTGCACGAAGCGCTCTTTCCGCGGCATTATTATCCGCCTCAGCCAGACCATCATCACTGAAGTTGCACAACGCAACCCAGTGCTTCCTGATATACCGGAACGCATCTCTCAGACGGCATTTTTTCGATAACGTGTGTTCTTTCTCCTGCATCAGCTTATACAGGGAAGTCAGTAGCGGTTTACTCTGCATTTGCCTGACCGCCAGGCGTTCAGACACCGGCAACCCGCGTATTTCGTGCTCGATGGCGTACAGCTCACCGATTAGTTTCAGGGCTTCTTCCGCTGTCGCGCTTTTGGTACTGATATATACATCGTGGACTTTGCGCCGCGCATGAGCCCAGCATCCTGCTTCCGTCAACGCGCCGCCTTCTCGTTCGGCACTGAACAGCCGATCGTAACCATTAAACGCATCTGCCTGCAGGATACCCCGGAAGGGACTAAGGTGCTGCTCCGGATGTTTACCCTGATGGTCCGGTGAGTAGGCGAACCAGACCGCCGGAGGCTCTGGCGAACCGGCATTCCTGTCATCCCGGACATACGTCCAGATATATCCTGTTTTCGCCTTCTTCCTGCCCGGTGCCAGCACTTTTACTGGTGTGTCATCAGTGTGAACTTTGCGGCTGTTCATCACATAACGGTACAGAGCATCATTCAGCGGCGTCATTAACTGGCAGCACGCGTCAACCCAGTTGGAGAGTAATGCACGGCTCAGTTCGACACCCTGACGGGCAAAAATTTCACTCTGACGATACAGTGGCAGGTGTTCGCAGTATTTTCCCGTTAACACGCGGGCAAGTAACCCCGGGCCCGCGATACCACGCTCTATCGGACGGGATGGTGCCGGTGCTTCAACGATGCAGTCACATTTTGTACAGGCTTTTTTTACCCGTTCTGTGCGGATCACTTTCAGAGCGCTGCTCACCAGTTCCAGTTGTTCTGCGCTGACTTCCCCCAGATAATCCAGCTCACCGCCACACTCCGGGCAACAGCTTTCTTCTGGCTCCAGGCGATTTATTTCGCGGGGCAGATGCTCCGGTAACGGGCGACGATGACGAGACTGTCGCAACTGGCGGGGAACCTGCGGATCGTCTTCCCGCCCACTGTAACGATCACTGTCCTGTTCGCGTTGTTTCAGCAGGGCCTCAGCCTGTTCAACTTCACGACGCAGTTTTTCAGAACGGGTACCGAACAGCATCCGGCGCAGTTTTTCTATCTGAGCCCGCAGATGTTCTATTTCCCGTTCATCTTCTTCGATCTTTTCTTCGGCGCGGGCCAGTGCAGAGCGCAGGAAGGCCTCCGTCTCTTCAACCAGACTCAGTTGCTGGTCTTTCTGACGGAGCTGGCATTCCAGTTCTGCAATGCGAATGAGGTATTTTTGATTCATGGCCGTTTTTATAATCCGGCCATGACATTTTTACAACATTGTCAGTGCGTTAAGGCGGGATGTTTTTGGCTGACGCCAGTCCAGCTTATCGAGGAGCATTGCCAGTTGCTAGCGGGTAATGGATACCTTGCCGTCACGCACAGCAGGCCAGATAAACTGGCCTTCCTCCAGGCGTCTGGTGAACAGGCACAGACCATCAGCATCAGCCCACAGGATTTTAATCATGTCACCCCGTCGGCCACGGAAGATGAACAGGTGACCGGAGAAGGGATTATCATTCAGCACATGCTGTACCTGTTCACCCAGCCCGTTGAAAGACTTACGCATATCGGTTATCCCAGCAACGAGCCAGATGCGGGTGCCTGACGGGAGTGAGATCATCGTCCCCTCCCGGTCAGTTCACGGATCAACACTGTGAGCAGCTCTGGTGAAGGATTTTCCAGCGTCATGTTACCGTGACGGAACTCCACCTTGCAGGAGCTGGCACTAACTGTAGTCTGAGTAGATAAAGACGGAGTAAGAGCAGCCACCGGTTCTTTCGGCTCATCCGGCGTTATCTCCACAGGTAATAATTCAACGCCAGTGTCAGAAGAGGTTGTTACCGGAAGACGCCGCGATATGCGCCCTTCGTTCTGCCAGAGCCTGAGCCATTTGAACAGCAGGTTATCATTGATATCGTGTTCCCGGGCAATACGGGCAACAGAGGCTCCTGGTTGTGAAGCCAGTTTAACCATTTGAAGTTTAAACTCATTTGAAAATGATCTGCGGGGTTCTGCAGATAATGCTTTCTGTTCCATAACAGGTGTCCACTAGTTGAAAAGGTGGGCACCTACGTTACCAATACAGGCTTAATGGCTACATACGGCGGTCAGTTTACGCTTACACATCTGGCAAGGCTGGGACGGAAGTCACTGTCGTTCTCAAAATCGGTGGAGCTGCATGACAAGGTCATCGGGCATTATCTGAACATAAAACACTATCAGTAAGTTGGAGTCATTACCGAAATTCTGGTTCTTAGGTTCTATTCCGTGGGAGCGTAAAACCGTCACGCCAGCCAGTTTGTGGCATCATCCGGGTTTGGTGTTGATTCACGCGGAGGGAGTTGAAACGCCTCAGCCTGAACTGACCGAGGCGGTATAACTTAACGCAGTCGCCCTCTCGCCAGGTTCAGCCGCGATTCGCTCATCTGCATTGCATTCTGGCTGACGTGACAATGGGTAATCGCGATAGCTAACGCATCGGCGGCATCCGCCTGTGGATTAGCGGGCAGTTTCAGCAAGGTGCGGACCATATGCTGCACCTGACTTTTTTCGGCACTACCAATACCTACCACCGTTTGCTTTACCTGACGTGCCGCATATTCAAATACCGGCAATTCCTGATTCACCGCCGCCACAATCGCCACGCCGCGCGCCTGCCCCAGTTTCAGAGCCGAGTCGGCATTTTTGGCCATAAAGACTTGTTCAATGGCGAAATAATCTGGCTGGAACTGGGTGATGATTTCCGTCACACCCGCATAGATGAGCTTCAGACGAGACGGTAAATCATCCACCTTGGTGCGTATGCATCCGCTACCCAGGTAGGACAGTTGCCTGCCTACCTGGCGGATGACGCCATAGCCGGTCACGCGCGAACCCGGGTCAATGCCGAGAATAATAGCCATCACGCGTCTCCGTTTTGCTGTTTAGCAGGCCTCATCAGAGAGTCGCTGCAATCTCATCAGAGATTTCACCGTTATGGTAAACTTCCTGCACGTCGTCGCAATCTTCCAGCATATCGATCAGACGCATCAGTTTCGGTGCGGTTTCTGCATCCATATCAGCTTTGGTGGACGGGATCATGGAAACTTCCGCGCTGTCTGCTTTCAGACCTGCCGCTTCCAGAGCGTCGCGCACTTTACCCATTTCTTCCCATGCAGTGTAGACATCAATCGCGCCGTCATCATAGGTCACAACGTCTTCAGCACCTGCTTCCAGAGCTGCTTCCATGATGGTGTCTTCATCGCCTTTCTCGAAGGAGATCACGCCTTTTTTGCTGAACAGATAGGCTACGGAACCATCTGTACCGAGGTTACCGCCACATTTGCTGAATGCATGACGCACTTCAGCAACGGTACGGTTGCGGTTGTCAGACAGACATTCAATCATGATTGCCGTGCCGCCAGGACCGTAACCTTCGTAGATGATGGTTTCCATGTTTGCATCATCATCACCGCCCACACCACGTGCAATTGCGCGGTTCAGTGTGTCACGGGTCATGTTGTTAGACAGTGCTTTATCCACCGCCGCACGCAGACGCGGGTTAGCGTCCGGATCGCCACCGCCCAGCTTAGCCGCGGTTACCAGCTCACGAATGATTTTAGTGAAGATTTTACCGCGCTTAGCATCCTGCGCAGCTTTACGATGTCTGGTGTTGGCCCATTTACTATGACCTGCCATAAAAATATCTCCAGATAGCCCTGCCTGTTCAGGCAGCGTTAATTACAAACTGTTCAATCGCCTGCCGGTTGCTCCAGGACTTAGTGAGCGCCGCCGCAGCAGGCGCATCAAGCCACTTGTAAGCCAGATGTTCAGTGAAAACGATCTGCCGCTCATGCGGAAGCGCAAGACAGAACCATGATTCCGTATTACGCGTCACGCCCGGCGCATAGCGATGACGTAAATGTGAAAAAATTTCAAACTCTACCGTGCGCTGACAGTCAATTAAGGTCAGTTGTTCAGCGACAACATCAATGGTGACCTCTTCCTTTACTTCGCGCATGGCAGCTTGCGGCGCGGTTTCACCCTCTTCCACGCTGCCGGTTACCGACTGCCAGAAATCGGGATCGTCACGCCGCTGCAACATCAGCACCCGTTTCGTATCTTGTGCATAGATGACCACTAAGATCGAAACGGGACGCTTATACACTTTATCCTTCACGCTGCCTCTTCGTTGACTGCCTTCGCTCATCCCATTCACATAGTTATCTATGCTCATGGGAGTTCACTCAATTGCCGCCTTGATGCAACGCGAATGATTTCGTGTATTTGAGTCATATCAGTTATTCTCTGCCTTCTTCACAACCTGAATGCTCAGCTCAGCCAGTGCAGTCGGGTTAGCAAAGCTCGGTGCTTCAGTCATCAGACACGCTGCCGCCGTGGTTTTCGGGAAGGCGATAACGTCACGGATATTGTCGGTGCCAGTCAGCAGCATGGTCAGACGGTCAAGACCGAATGCCAGACCTGCGTGCGGCGGAGTACCGTATTTCAGGGCGTCGAGCAGGAAGCCGAATTTCTCGCGCTGTTCCTCTTCGTTGATACCCAGAATACCAAACACCGTCTGCTGCATATCACCATTATGGATACGTACTGAACCACCGCCCACTTCGTAACCATTGATGACCATATCGTAAGCGTTCGCCACCGCATTTTCCGGTGCAGCTTTCAGTTCTGCAGCAGTCATGTCTTTCGGTGAGGTGAACGGATGGTGCATTGCCGTCAGGCCGCCTTCACCGTCGTCTTCAAACATCGGGAAGTCGATAACCCACAGCGGTGCCCATTTGCTTTCGTCGGTCAGACCAAGGTCTTTACCCACTTTCAGGCGCAGTGCGCCCATCGCGTCGGCAACAATTTTCTTGTTGTCGGCACCGAAGAAAATCATATCGCCATCTTGCGCGGCAGTACGATCCAGGATGGCTTCGATGATTTCTGCATTAAGGAACTTCGCTACCGGGCTGTTGATACCTTCCAGACCTTTCGCGCGTTCGTTAACTTTGATGTAAGCCAGACCTTTCGCGCCGTAGATTTTAACGAAGTTACCGTATTCGTCGATCTGCTTACGGGTCAGCGATGCGCCACCCGGAACACGTAGAGCGGCAACACGGCCTTTCGGATCGTTCGCCGGCCCCGCAAATACTGCAAACTCAACAGATTTCAGCAGATCGGCAACGTCGGTCAGTTCCATCGGGTTACGCAGATCCGGTTTATCAGAACCATAACGGCGTTCTGCTTCCGCAAAGGTCATTACCGGGAAATCGCCCAGATCCACGCCCTTCACTTCCAGCCACAAATGACGCACCAGCGCTTCCATCACTTCACGCACTTGCGGCGCGGTCATGAAAGAAGTTTCCACATCGATCTGAGTAAACTCAGGCTGACGATCAGCGCGCAGGTCTTCGTCACGGAAGCATTTAACGATCTGATAGTAACGGTCAAAACCGGACATCATCAGCAGCTGTTTGAATAACTGTGGGGATTGCGGCAGTGCGTAGAATTTACCTTTGTGCACACGAGAAGGCACCAGGTAGTCACGCGCGCCTTCCGGCGTGGCTTTGGTCAGCATCGGAGTTTCGATGTCGAGGAAGCCGTGGTCATCCATAAAACGGCGCACCAGGCTGGTGATTTTAGCGCGGGTTTTCAGGCGCTGAGCCATTTCCGGACGACGCAGGTCGAGGTAGCGGTATTTCAGACGCGCTTCTTCGGTGTTGACGTGGTTAGAGTCAAGCGGCAGAACATCTGCGCGGTTGATGATAGTCAGCGAGGACGCCAGCACTTCGATTTCGCCGGTCGCCATATCGCGGTTAATATTTTTTTCGTCACGCGCACGTACGGTGCCCGTGACCTGAATGCAGAACTCATTACGCAGTTCAGAGGCCAGCTTTAACGCGTCCGCACGATCCGGATCGAAAAATACCTGCACGATACCTTCGCGGTCGCGCATATCGATGAAGATCAGGCTACCAAGATCACGACGACGGTTGACCCAACCACACAGAGTCACCTGCTGCCCCACGTGGGACAAACGGAGCTGTCCACAATATTCTGTACGCATGAGATATCCCTTAACTTAGCTGCCGGCGGATGCCCCCTGCTGCGCAGGTGACCAAGTCGCAGCGTTAGCTGTATGTCACAACTGAATGAAAAAAGGCGGCTATTATACTGGAAATTCTGCCGCACCGTAAGAGCCTGGCCCGCGCTGGAACGCCTCGTTACCACTTTATATCGGGCCTGAAATCAGACTCTACGCCAGTTTGCTATAAAGGTGTTGCCCGAACTCATAAACATTAACAAAATTTGTCGTTCCGCCATCGGCTAATCGCATTAAGGTATGAGGCACGATTTTGTTTTTTCAGGAGTCAGCATGCTTGAACTTAATGCTAAAACCACTGCGTTGGTGGTGATCGATTTACAAGAAGGCATCTTACCTTTTGCCGGTGGTCCACATACTGCCGATGAGGTAGTTAATCGCGCCGGGAAGCTGGCGGCGAAATTTCGCGCCAGCGGTCAGCCCGTGTTTCTGGTGCGAGTTGGCTGGTCTGCCGATTACGCCGAAGCATTAAAACAGCCGGTTGATGCCCCCGTTACTTTATTCGTACCCCTTATAATGGGGTGTTAGCCAGCCAGACCCGGCATGATTACTGCCCCCAGTCGTCCATGATCCGGGGGGTGATGTCACCGGGTCTGGTGGGGCGCTGGTAACCGCTAATAGGGGTCAGGTCAGGCACTTTTGCCGGGACCGTCTGTAACGTGGATGCCGGTACCTGCTCCCCGTGGTTATCTGGTTAACCCATATACAAGGGAGACAGAATGACCGAATCCAGCGATTACGAATCCGTCCAGATCTTTATCGGCGTTGATGTCGGTAAAGATACGCATCACGCTGTTGCCATTAATCGTTCAGGTAAACGCCTGTTCGATAAAGCATTACCCAACGACGAAAACAAACTCAGGTCGCTAATATCTGACCTGAAACAACATGGTCAGATACTGCTGGTTGTTGATCAGCCAGCTACCATCGGTGCGTTACCTGTCGCCGTTGCCCGCTCAGAAGGAGTCCTTGTCGGATACCTCCCTGGACTGGCCATGCGCCGCATAGCCGACTTACACGCCGGTGAAGCTAAAACTGATGCTCGTGACGCTGCCATCATTGCCGAAGCTGCCTGTACCCTGCCTCACGCGCTACGCACGCTGAAACTGGCTGACGAGCAAATCGCCGAACTCTCCATGCTCTGCGGCTTCGATGATGATCTTGCCGCACAGACAACGCAGGCCAGCAACCGTATCCGCGGCCTTCTGACCCAGATACATCCGGCACTGGAGCGCGTTCTCGGTCCGAGACTTGAGCACCCGGCGGTACTCGATCTTCTCCAGCGATATCCCTCACCAGAAAAACTCGCTTCGCTGGGTGAGAAGAAGCTGGCAGCCCAGCTCTGCAAACTTGCGCCTCGTCTGGGTAAACGCCTTGCAGCAGACATAGCTCAGGCACTGGCCGAACAAACCGTCGTCGTTCCCGGCACGAATGCCGCTGCCGTAGTACTGCCACGTCTGGCACTCCAGCTCATCACGCTGCGTAAGCAAAGAGACGAGGTGGCGCTTGAGGTAGAACAGCGAGTTCTTGCTCACCCTCTTTACCCGGTCCTGACCAGTATGCCCGGAGTCGGTGTCAGGACCGCAGCCAGACTCCTCACCGAGGTCGCCTGCCGCGCCTTCGCCTCTGCCGCACATCTCGCTGCTTATGCTGGCCTTGCGCCGGTAACTCGGCGATCCGGCTCGTCAATACGCGGTGAGCATCCCTCGCGACGGGGTAATAAAGCTCTCAAACGGGCGTTGTTCCTGTCGGCCTTCGCCGCGCTCAGGGATCCGCTCTCCAGGGCTTACTACACCCGCAAAATGAGTCAGGGAAAACGACACAATCAGGCGCTTATCGCCCTGGCGAGACGACGCTGCGACGTTCTGTTCGCCATGATGCGCGACGGGACTTTTTATACCCCGCAGGGGTCATAACATGCTTGACAACTTAATAGGGGCACTCCCCGCTAAAGTGTTGCCCGAAAACTGGTGGCAACATCCAGCTGCATTAGGTGCAACTGACAGTGATATCGAAATCATCAAACGTCAGTGGGGTGCGTTTTACGGTACGGATCTGGAGTTGCAACTGCGCCGCCGAGGTATCGATACAATAGTGTTATGTGGGATCTCGACCAATATCGGTGTTGAATCCACCGCCCGCAATGCCTGGGAACTTGGCTTTAATCTGGTGATTGCCGAAGACGCCTGTAGTGCCGCCAGCGCCGAGCAACACAATAACAGCATTAATCATATCTACCCGCGCATCGCCCGTGTGCGTAGCGTGGAAGAGATCCTTCACGCGTTATGATTTACATCGGTCTACCGCAATGGTCGCATCCTAAATGGGTGCGGTTGGGGGTGATGCTGCCAACTTACTGATTTAGTGTATGATGGTGTTTTTGAGGTGCTCCAGTGGCTTCTGTTTCTATCAGCTGTCCCTCCTGTTCAGCTACTGACGGGGTGGTGCGTAACGGCAAAAGCACTGCCGGACATCAGCGCTATCTCTGCTCTCACTGCCGTAAAACATGGCAACTGCAGTTCACTTACACCGCTTCTCAACCCGGTACGCACCAGAAAATTATTGATATGGCCATGAATGGCGTTGGATGCCGGGCAACTGCACGCATTATGGGCGTTAGCCTCAACACGATTTTACGTCACTTAAAAAACTCAGGCCGCAGTCGGTAACCTCGCGCATACAGCCGGGCAGTGACGTCATCGTCTGCGCGGAAATGGACGAACAGTGGGGATACGTCGGGGCTAAATCGCGCCAGCGCTGGCTGTTTTACGCGTATGACAGGCTCCGGAAGACGGTTGTTGCGCACGTATTCGGTGAACGCACTATGGCGACGCTGGGGCGTCTTATGAGCTTGCTGTCACCCTTTGACGTGGTGATATGGATGACGGATGGCTGGCCACTGTATGAATCCCGCCTGAAGGGAAAGCTGCACGTAATCAGCAAGCGATATACGCAGCGAATTGAGCGGCATAACCTGAATCTGAGGCAGCACCTGGCACGGCTGGGACGGAAGTCGCTGTCGTTCTCAAAATCGGTGGAGCTGCATGACAAAGTCATCGGGCATTATCTGAACATAAAACACTATCAATAAGTTGGAGTCATTACCCGGTTGGGGATCACCAGCCTTGAAGAGTATGCCCGCCACTTTAACTGCGTGATACGGAATTTTTAAAAATCACTAAAGAACGCCCAAGAGCATGTTTTTTATTTAGAAGAATCAAAGCGTTGTATTTCCATGTCATATAAAAATCGGCAAAGTTCATATGTAACAAAGTGTCCCAATCATGCCCCAAAATGCCCCACAACAAATATTTTTGCCCCATGCATGCCCCAAAAAATCACTTTCCTTCACCCTTGATACTGTTTATCCATACAGTTAAAAATGATACTGTATACAAACACAGTGTAGAGGGACTTTTATGCGTATTGAAATCTGCATAGCCAAAGAAAAAATGACTAAAATGCCAACCGGTGCTGTGGATGCGTTAAAGGAAGAATTAACCCGACGCATCAGTAAACGTTATGACGATGTAGAGGTGATCGTAAAAGCTACCAGCAACGATGGCCTTTCTGTTACGCGCACCGCCGATAAAGATTCAGCTAAAACTTTTGTTCAGGAAACTCTGAAAGATACCTGGGAGTCTGCTGACGAGTGGTTTGTTCACTAATTAGCACGTAAAATCTGTAACGGCTGGAAATCATTCAATACTCGCACTATCGGAAGTTCACCAGCCAGCCGCGGTACGTTCTTACATACGATGTACCGCTGTTCTCTTTACGATTTATAGCTGTACTGGTGAATTATGAGCAATCTGAATCCATGCATGACGTGTGGTGCCTGTTGTGCATTTTCCGCGTCTCTTTTTACTGGGCAGAAGCTGACGATGCTGGCGGAAAGGTTTCGGTCAGTCTCACTGAGCAAATATCTCCTTTTCATCGCTGTATGCGCGGCACCAATCAGAAAAATCCCCGATGTGGCGCTCTTGCCGGCCCCCCCGGAGAAAACGCATATTGCTCTGTTTACAAAAACCGTCCACATGCAGGGAATTCGCAATGTCCGGCGAAAATAGCATCGTAAATGAAGCATGTAATCGCGCACGGGAAAAATATGGATTTCCAAAAATCTGAATATTCTCCACCGTGCAAAAATGCGAACAACATCACTTCACTAATCAACCTGACATGGCATACTTAGCACGCTAACTATGATAACAAACTAATACCCTAAAACTCATGGTTCCGGGACTGGTCGTGGTCCCGTTTTTTTATTCAGCCAGCAGGCCATCCGACAACATAACTGCGGATCGCCTTCAGGTCTGTCAGCGCCTCAACCTCGGCTTTCATCTGCAACTGCCGTGTATTAATCTCCACTCCCTTCGCAAACATCGCCTGCTCTGTCGCTTCACTCAGTGCCATCCATGATGCTGCCGTCATTGGCACATCATTATTATCAGCATCCGTCCGGAAAAATTTCTCTGGCAACTTAAAACAATATCCTATATATCCGGCGTCTCCGGTATGTAGAACGTGAAGTTTTTAAAATTATTTATTTACCATTTAACTAATTTTTAGATCCTGGGGTACTCCCGTCTTTTTCATTGCCTCCACGAAAGCGGAACTAACAGAACCTGACCAGTAATACTGGAACCCACTAACAACGCCCTGATAAATCATGGTTTGTGTAGCACCACCTACGTTTACGGTGATATTACCTGCTTTACCACCGGCTAAATAAACAGCAGCTGTCGGTGTAGAGTTCGTCAAAAAGTGAGAAAGTGTAACGACAGCCCCTACCAGCCTCCCTGATCCGCAGCTTGCGGCGTTTGTAATTGTACCTTTACTTTTTTCTTCTAAAGGCCAGTCAGCGCCAACTGCGCCCCAGTTATCAACCTTGTCAGAGGATTTCCATTTATAGTACTCAGTTGCAATTTTACAGCCCATAGTTCGCCCAACCATTTGGCTCATCATAAAAGGTTTACTCAGTCCCAGTTTGGTTCCGGCGGCTCCCATCCACTGCTCACCTGTTTCGCTCTTAGCCGAAGAGCCTACCCATCCCGATGTTACCCCCATCTCATCTCCCCCTTCTGAATGCGTGGGGTGAGTGTCACCCCACAATTTAAATTCAGTAGAAACCAGAAACTACAACAGCTGTCGTTTACTTCTCCCGGAGTTCTTTAATCTCATGACGAAGTGTTTTAAAGCCCTCGACTAACAATGCAATTATGCCGTTGTAGTTAAGACGCAGACGTTTTTCACCAGATATAACGTCTGCGTCTTCAGTTACCAGTTCAGGCAATGCTTTTTGTGCATCCTGAGCAATTAAACCAACCGACGTTTGCCAACCGTCGGCAGAGTACTGTATCTCGTAAAGATAACCAGTAAGTGCCTCCAGACGATCTAACGCATTATCCAGTTTTACCAGATTTCGCTTGTTGCGTTTATCCGAACGGATCTGAATATCGTTAAATGAGCCGTTTCCGGTCACCGTCAAATTGCCATTAATACCACCATTAAAAGTTTGTGCCTGAGTCCATGTATTGGCAGTAGTAAGCAGTTCTGTTCCTTGCCCGGGGGCTCCTGTGTCTCCCTTCGGCCCCTGAGGACCCGCGGGCCCCGGTTCCCCCTTTGGCCCGGGAGGTCCCACCACGGTGGGGATTCGGTTTACGGCCTCTTCCGCCGCTATCCTGCTTTGTTCCGCTGACTGTGCGCTTTCTGTTGACTCCCGGGCTTTTTCTGTTGCGGTCGTTGCATCCCTGACTGCATTACCGGCTGCACTTTCTGCCGTCTTTTTTGACAACTCAGCATCTGTTGCACTTTGTAATGACTCACTGGCTTTTTGAGCGGCCGCAGAGGCCGAGGACGAGGACGCCTCCTCTGACTGCTTTGCTGAGGCTGCACTTTCTGCCGCCTGCCGGGCTGACTCCGATGCATCCCCTGCTGAAGTGTCAGCATTTGCAGCGCTCTCTTCTGCCTGACTGGCTGATATGCCGGCATTCCTCGCTGACGTCTCCGCCTCTCCGGCATTCTTCTTCGCCTCCTCTGCGTTACGCACCACCTCTTCCACCATCAGTTCAAAGCGACGCAGTGCCTCCGGACGGGCATCATCCTCCGTCATGGCACCGAGAAAATCATTCAGCGTACCGGGTTGAGAATCTTCATACACGGTGATAGTCCCGGCATGTGACGGCGGGAATCCCTCCACCAACAGAATAACGCTGTACTGACCATACTCAACGTCCATACTGTAACGCCCGGCTTCATCCGGATTTTCTGAGGCCAGCGTGTTCACCACCACCGTGGTACTGTTACGTTTTGCTTTCAGCTGGATTGTGCAGTTCTGTACCGGTTTTCCTGTGCCGTCTTTCAGTACACCAGAAATCTTTACTGTCATATTCACCCCACAAAAAAGCCCGCCTGAACCGGCGGGCTGTCATGACACTGTGTTACCTGGCTAATCAGAATTTATAGCCGACACCCACGATGAAACCGTCAGTGCGCCAGTCGCCACTACCGGAACCTTCATAAGCAATATCAATGGCCACGGATTCGGTCGGGTTAAACTGCACGCCAGCCCCCCACGCCAGAGACGTGTTGCTGTGGCGACCGTCATCACTTCCGGTCAGCACGTCGTGCGTTTTCCCCTTGTTGTCAGTTACGCGGAGATAATCCCCGGAGAAAGTCGACACACGGCTGTAAGCCACACCCGCCATCGCATACGCGCTGAACCATTCATTCACGGCCCCGCCATTACGCTGAACCAGCGGTTACGAACGGAATCTTCATGCCAGCGGGTATCGCTGTAGTGCGTTTTTTTCTCATCTTCAGCATTGGCATAACTGAAGGACGTAATCAGCCCCAGCGCGTCCGTAAACTCATAACGGTATTTCACGTTAATCCCGTTCAGATTATCGCTGCCGGGAGCGTTCGTACGGGCATGAAGATACCCCGCGCTCAGTGTGGACTGATGTTCAGACGCCCATGCAGGCGCACCGGATACGGACAGACAGATGGCTGCGGACAAAATGGCTGCACAAACTTTACGCATAATTACCTCTCGCTTTTCTGCAATAAAAAAGGCGCCATTTCTGGCGCCCGTATATGGGTTATAAAATTCAGCTGATACTGATGCCTGCGGTGGCTTTCTTCATCACCACAACCAGCAAATCGCTGATACTTGCTGTGGGATACCAGTTATTCACCAGCCATGCTGATACCGAAAACTCCAGCGTCATGTGACCGTGACCGGCAGGCATATCAATAACGCCACTGTAAATCAGCGTATTATCCAGCGCGGTACGGTTATAAATTTCAGCACCGTTTTTCCGCACTATCAGACGGCATGAGGAGTAAATATCAGTATGCTCTCTCTCATGCTTAGCGCCGCTGAATGCCACCGCCGGAATAACAATTTGCCGGTCAAAAGGCTGATCGTCATAAATCCTGACGGTAACGGTCCCTGATGGCCACCGCTCCGGTGCCCGGGAGTCCCGCGGAAAAGCCTTACCCACTGTTTTAACGAGATCGCCTTCAATCTGGTTCGCGGACAGTTTTCCCAGAACCCGGCAGTTCTCGTTAATCGTGACGTTGTTGAGCGTCCCGGAGTTCGCATTCACGTTACCGCTGATATCAGCATTTCTTGCGGTCAGCCTGCCCTCCGGCGTCAGGGAAAACGTCGGGGGATTGCCGGACGAGGTGATACTCACCGCAAACAGCCGCTTCAGGAACACATCGTTCATGAACAACTGATTCCCCTGCGCCACAAATAACGGCGTGGTGTTGCCGTCCTCCGGGTTAATCATCGCAATACGGTCAGCCAGCAGCAGTATGTTGCTCAGGGGCTGGCCATCAGTATCCTCAATCCCCGCTCCAATACCGGCAACATAGGGTATGCCATTTTTTGTTTTCTGTACCTTCAGCATGTAAAGTGCAGCAAGGTCATCATTTGTGTCCTTCTGCACGCGCTGTATCTGCTGTATGGTGGCGCTCTGCTCCTCCAGCGTTTTACTGACCGTCTGTGTGATTTCATTGCGGGTTTCGGTGATGGTGGTCTTCATCTCCGCCATCTCATCCGCAAGCTGGCTGTTGTCTATCAGCTCCCACAGCCCCTGAGCCAGATGCAGTTTTCCTATTTTTTCCCGAAACAGCCCCAGATACCCTTCTGCATCATTGCTGGCCCGTCCACTGGCCTCCACAAAAGCAGATTTCCCCACCAGGTTGACGCTGCGCACGTAAAACCAGAAATCCTTCCCGGGCTTAATGTGCGGGCCAGATACACTCCACTGACTGCCGGTCCCCAGATAACGGGCAGAGGTTTCCACCTGAGATGTGTCTGCGATTTTTGCCTCCGAAAACCAGAGCTCAAACTGTACCGTCGGGTCATACACCGCAAGACGCGGTACCGCTGTTATCTGAAAATACCCCGGCGTCAGTTCAATCCGCGACGGTGCTGCCGGTGCGGCAATCCGGAAGGTGGTGGTGGCCGGTTCGCCCTGCTGGCCATAACTGTTAATTGCCCTGACTGTCAGGGTGTATTCCCCGAGCGGCAGACCACTGAAACGATGCTCTGTATCCGCAGTGATAGCGGTGGTCACCAGACGGCTGTCTTCTCCGCTTCCGCTGGTCAGTCGCAGACTGAAGCGCACCCCCTTCACCACCCGCGGCGTGTCCCATTTCGCCTGTGCCAGATACTGGCCGTCAGCTGCGCTCACCTCCACCGTCAGGTGCTGCACTGCCGGTGGGATGACGCTGTTCAGGGAGCCTGACTGCGGCTCAAAGCGGGCACCGTTATCCACGATGGCTTCTTTTTCCGGTACGTGCTGCACCGCCGTGATGGCAAAGGTGCCGTCCGTGTTTTCCCGGACGGAGACACAGCGGAACAGGCGACGGCGCAGTGACGGCAGGGAGAGTCCCCACACCCCGTATGTCTCCACACCATCAGGCAGGGTACTGACCTGTATCCGGTCCGGCGCGGGGTGTGCGGTGATGTCCACACTCACCGGCTTACCGCTGCCGTTAATCAGGTTCACCGCCGATGTACCTGTCTCCGGCAGGGTAACCTCACGGTCCAGCGTCAGGGTGCGGGTGGCAGCATCAATGGACAGGACACGTCCGCCGGTCAGGGTCCCGGCATAGTCATTATCACAGATTTCAATAATGTCACCGGGTGTGTGCCGCAGCCCCTGAGACCCGAGCGTGAAGTCCACCGTCTGCGTTTCCAGCAGTTCGGTCTTTATCACCCACAGTCCGGCACGGTGGGCCTGACCGCGGCTGGTACAGCCGAACGCGTCCATCTTCAGCAGATTGCGCCCGTAGCGCAGTATGGCTTCCGGGTCTTCCACCAGTTCCGTGGAGGTCTGCCAGCCGTTCTGCGGGTCGGTGTAATTCACCTCCACCGCCGTGTGCCGGTCCTTCAGGGCACTGAAGCTGTAGCGGAACCCCACGCCGTTATCATCCACCACCACATCGCTGTTGGTGTACGGCCACACCACATCCGACAGGCGGTCCTGAACAAACGTCAGCATCTGGCCGTTCCATACCGGCATACAGCGCATCGCAGAGCAGAAATCACTGAGAACGTCCCACGCCTTACGCTGTTGTGCCAGGTACGCATTAAAGGTCATCCGCGGCTCGGTCCCCCCGAAACCATCCGGGACCGTCTGGTCGCAGTACTGCCCGATGGCATACAGCGCCCACTTGTCCACATCCGCCGCCCCCAGACGTTTTCCCATGCCGTAGCGCGGGTGAGTCAGCATGTCCCACAGGCACCAGGCCGGGTTGTTGCTGTATGCCGGTTTCAGACTGCCGTCCCAGATACCACTGTACGTGCGTTTTTCCGGGTCATAGTTTGACGGCACCTGGATGATGCGACCGCGGATATGGTAGTTCACCGTCATCTGCTGACCACCAAACTGCTCCGCATCCACCTGCATCCCCACAATGGCCGTGTTCGGGTAGCACTGTTTCACATCGATGATTTCGGTGTATGACGACCACAGCGTTCTGTTCTGCAGCTGGTCCGTGGTGCTGTCCGCCGTCTCCCTGACCATCCGGATGTTAAAGGGGCGGGGAGGCAGATTATCCAGAATCACCGAGGCCAGGAACTGTGAGGTGGTCTTGCCGTTAATGGTGACGTCCTTTTCCGTCACCCAGCGGCCATTACGCTGTAACTGAATCAGAATCCGGACAGAGGAAGGATTACGGTCGCCCTTTGACGTGGTCTGCACCAGTGACTGCACCCCGAAGGTAACCCGCAGGCGGTCAATGTTCGCGGACGTAATGGTGCGCGTCACCGGTTTTGCCTTCGTCACTTCCACGCCCAGTCCGGTTTCAGCTCCGGAGGACTCAAAGCCTTCCGGTGGTGTCTGCTCCTGCTCCCCGGCGCGCCAGACCGCCGTCACACCGTGTATCACGGGATTGCCGTCCGTGTCCGTCAGTGGGGTTTTGTTCACCAGAATACTCTGCAGTCCCTTCACCGGACCTTCTATCGGTCCCTCACCAATCGCATCAATCACACTCATCATCTGCGTGGATTTGAGATTATCCTTCGCCTCACGAGGCGTGTGTGCCTTACCGCCACCTTTTCCCATACAGCCTTCCCCTGAATAAATTAACCGCCACTTGCCATTCCGTACAGAAGTCGGATATCCTTCGCCCGAAAAGCATGAAACACATTTCTTTCATGCCCACCGATAATCCTGTTGGTTAAAACCGGTAATGGCATAAAAATTCTGAATATCTTCACATTTTCACACACTGACTGTGGCGCTTATAATTTCGCTGCGTTAGTGTTTTTTTGCCCGAGTAACAAAAACAACTCCTTCACATTGATCTTCATTTGTCTGTCCCCGCAGCTCCGCGATCACTGCGGGATTTTTTTATGTTTTATCCCTGTCGCCCGATAACCACGACCTTTCCGCCCCCGCCTTCATCACGGGTGCTGATGTCCTAGGATATACGGCGGGAGCCAACCAGCATTTCCCCGTAAGGCACCGGCATCGGGTTCCCCTGGGCAATCATGTTATCCAGCGAGGAAAAGTACGTGTTCTGTCTGCCGTTATCCGTTGCGCGGTAATCCGGTGTTTTTGCCTTCGGGGCCAGCATCTGGGCCACACCGCCCAGAATCATGCTGGCTCCAAGTGAAAACAGCATCGTGGTGGCAGAAAAACCACCGGCTGCCAGGGCTGAACCCCATAACGCCATTGATGCCCCGGCAGTGAAGAAAGAGCCCACGATGGCTGCCGCCCCCAACACAATCTGCAGTCCACCCTTTCCGGCCCCGGCCAGTCGCGGCACAATGTGGATGACCGTTCCCTCACCCAGCTGTTCGTGAAGACGGGCATACACCGCCTCCGGTGCCGTGTCATCACCAGCAATACGTATCTGGTACCAGCCTTCGTTCATCTGACGGCGAAAGCCCGGCATCTGCATCGACAGGGCGCGAATGGCTTCCGCTGCCGTGTTCACATACAGGCTGAGGCGGCGGCCAAATCGTTGTAAATCCCCGTGAAGGCAGATGCGTGCCAGTGGCGGTGACGCCAGACAGAATGCGTTCGTCGTTGCCATTTTTCGGAATACCTCTCCCGTTTACTCAGTTGTTCAGGCAGATGGTGAAGCAGCTCACCGTTGCCGCAGTAAATGGTGGCATGGTTCGGTACCGAAGCACCAAAGCAGCACAGCAGAATATCGCCCGGCTGTGCAGAGGACAGGGGCACCCGGTAAAAGCCGGTGACCGCCATATTGTCCAGGTACAGGTTCTGGCCGTTGCGCCACCAGTCATCCTCGCGATGAAAATCCGGCATATCAATTCCCGCCAGATGGTATGCATCCCGGAACAGCGTGTAACAGTCCGTCACCCCGTGCTCAAAGCGCCGTCCTGTCAGATGTGGCACACAGCGGAATTTATGAATTTCCCCCCGGCAGACCAGCCACCAGGGCAGTGCGCTTTTTATCTGCAGCCGCCGGTCAGCCTCGCTCAGCCAGGGCAGCTCACCGGGATGACTGTGGACCAGTGCCACAATCTCCCCCTGCATCTCTGCCCGCAGCCAGTCTTCCGGTGCGATACGAAAATACGCCTCCGGCTCTGCAGAAATATTCACACAAGGGATATACCGCTCCCCCTCCGGCGTGCTTATCACGAAGCCGCACGACTCCGCAGGCGCACACCGCCGGGCATGCGCCAGAATCGCTGATTCAGTCTGTGTCATAAACCGGGATTTACTGCGAAAGTTTATTAATGGAAAGGAAACCGCCAAAATTGCCGACATTCCTGCGCAGTTCACACCCGCGCATGCACTTGCTGCATCTGTCCTTACGGATATCCGTGGTGGGTTTATCGAACTCATCCGCCACAGCCCCGCCCGTGTAACCACACTCATCAGAGCGGTAGGTCCACATACAGGTGTTCGCCAGCATGATACGACCGGGAAACAGCGCCCCGTCCGTCTCGGTCGGTGTAGCCAGCACAAACGAGGCCGTCATGGCTGTCAGCTGCGACATCTGCTCCACCACCCAGCGGTCACTCAGCTCCTGCTCCGGGTCCGCCTCCGGATTGCCCGCAACGAAATTCACCGCATCCAGAAAACGGGCATACACCCGGCGGCGGACCACCGTGGCCCCCACCAGACTCTGCAGGTCTTCCGCCATCCCGGTGACCAGACCGAACAGATTGGACACCGTCAGCGACGGTCTGGCACTGCTGCCCCGGCCGTTCATCTCAAAGCCGCTGCCGTCAATCGGGTATGCCTCATACTTACGCCCCTGCCAGGTGACCGGCTCCCCTTTTTCATTCAGCTCATTACAGAAAAAATACCGCTCACCACCCTGCACCGTCAGGTCGATTTCCCAGAGTACCACCCGCGGTGACTGCTCTGACTTAACCGACTCGTTCAGCCTTTCTTCGCGAATATCCTGCATCAGTTCACCACCTGCTTAAACTCCGCGCTGAACTCAACGCGCAACATCCCGACCCGCGCAGACCACCCGGCACAGGTCACCTTTATCTGCCGGTATGCATAAGGCGGTGTCCACAGAAACGCCTTCCAGCCACCGTGCTCTGCCAGGAATTCCTCCAGATGCCGGGCTTCCTCCCGGGTCACGGAAAGCGTCACCCGGTATGTTTTCAGGTCAGCACTCAGCCCTGCCGCCATACGCTGCGAATAGCCGTCACCAAAACGCACTTCACGCACCGATGGCCGCGAGTTCACCTCCATATCCGGTTTCACTTTCCAGCGAAAGGTTTTCATCGCCCGCTCCCCGATAACAGACCGCCATCACGCAACTGCAGCCGGAGCTCATCCTGCGCACCTTTACGGGCCATCTCATACACCGCTTTCATCAGCTGCGGCCCTGCCTGCCCGTTGGGGCCGTCGTTCTGAATCACCACGTGATTGTTCTGATTAAAATTAATGCCTTCGGCCCGCCGCATCTGCGCCGGACTTCCGGCACCGCCGACATAACCACCTTCCGCATACCCGCGCATCAGACGATACAGGTTGCCGACACCAATCCGGCTGGTCGCCTCCTTCGTGAAGACAAACTCCCCGCGATGGACAATCCCCGCAGGCTCATATTTGCCGCCCGTCCCCGTAAATCCTCCGGTCGCGAAATGGAAGTTCGCCGCCGCAGCCTGAATGGCCGTCCCCGTGGAAGCGGATGCGCCACCACCGAAAGCACCACCAATGGCGCTGCCGATACGCCCGACAATCCCCACCATCGCCTGCTTCAGAAAAATCTCTGTCAGCATGGAGAGCACGGAACGGGTGAAACCACGCCAGTTCTGTTCGCTGCCGGTCAGCATCGCCGCCATATTCTGTGCAATACCGTCAAAGGTCTGCGTGGCCACACTTTTTACCTGCGAAAAACTGTCCGTCGCACTTTCCGCCCACTCGCCCCAGCCGGACTTCATCCCGGCCATCCAGCTTCCACGAAGCTGCTCCTCCGCAGACCAGGTGTTCTTCAGTGCAGATGTGGCCTTCGCCAGCGCAGCCGGATTATCACCGTACACCTCACGAAGGCGCTGCTCTTCCGACTCCCGCTGCGCCTGACGGTCGGTGAGTCCGCGGGCTTTTGCGCTGATTGCCGCCTGCTTCGCGCTCTGCTGCTGTTCAAACCGCGCCGCCTGCTGTGCCAGCTCATTCAGCCGCTTCTGGTGTTCAATCTTGTCTCCCAGCTCAGCCAGCTGGCGTTTGTACTCCAGCGTCTCTTTCTCATGAGCCAGCAGGGATTTTTCCTGCCAGGATAACTGCCGTTTCGTGGCAGCCTCTTTCAGGACCGCATACTGACTTTCCGCCTTCCATAAATCACGGCGCTGCCGGCTGATTTTCTCATTCGCACCGCTGTGTTTTTCCAGCGTCCTGAGCTCAGCTTCAAGGGCAAGCAGAGCCTCTCTTGCCTGCTCCTCTTCCCTCTCCCCGGCAGAGCGCGTTTTCGGTGATGTATGCTTTTTACCTGTCAGCTCTTCAGCCAGACGGCTGACGGCTTCCTGCTGCCCAAGACCTTTGCTGACGCCTGTTGCACGCGAGCGGTTGATGTACCCCATTTCCCCCTGGCGTATACGCGCATCCCGTTCCGCAATGGATTTTCTCAGCGCCAGTTCATCGCGTTTTGTTTTCTCAATAAATACGCGGTTCTCTTCTGCCAGTTCACCAAACAACGCACCAACGCCGGGCACATTCTTTGTCGTTTCCCAGGCTGACTGAATAAATTCAGCCAGCGCCAGATCCCCCTGCACAAGCAGCAGCTTCACCTGTTCAACGGTTCCGGCCACCACGTCAGTGATCAGACTGAGTGCCCCCAGTGTATGATCACCTATCCATGCCCATGCGTCAGAAGTCCAGGTTTTAACATCGTCCCAGATTTTTTCCACCGGCGTGGCCGCTTTATCAAGTTGCTCCAGACGTGCATTCATGACATCCGCAAACAGGGACATCGCCTCCGTCACCGCAGCCTGTTTACCTTTCGTGCGCTCAAGCTCATCAATATGGCGTAACTGGGAAACGCTCAGGAAGTTATACTGCTGATTCAGGGAGGCCAGCGCCTTCACCGGATCTGCTGCAATCCCTTCAAAGGCTTTTTCCACCTTCCCGGCATCGTCCCCCACCGTCTGCAGCCATCTCTGAGAGGTTTCCCCCATGATCCGTAGCTGCCCGGCGGTATATTTCCCGCTTTCTGCCAGACGGGCCAGATTTTCTGCCGCCTGTCTGATACCACCACCGGCTTCATCGCTGATCACCCCGGCCATTTTCCACAATTCTGCCGTTGTGGTGGCAGCCGCCCCTCCGGTCAGGATCAGTGAACGCAATAAGGCCCGGTCAGCCTGCTCTGCCTGCCAGGCGGCGACAGCAAGCGCGGCCAGTACGGCAACCCCGCCACCTGCCGCCACACGGACCACCGACATAAATCGTCCCAGCTCACCGGCATTCCGGGCATTTTCAGCCAGTGCATTTGCCGTATCTGACAGCGACTCCTCTGATGATTCAGAGGCATCCCTGATCCCGAGAAGTTCCTCCTTCAGCAGGGTAAGCAGGCTGAGCGGTTCACCGAATGAATCGCTGATCTGCCCCCCTGCTGCAGCATGATAAGGAAGGGATTCTGACCACCGGCAAGCTGAGTGACAATATCCGTGAACTGTGCGGGCAGTGTGCGCATGGCAGCCTTATACTGTCCGACTGATATCCCGGCTTTTTGTGCAGCCAGCGCCTGTCGGCTCAGCCCCTGTTCAACAGTACTGGCGGTTTTTCTGGCATCCGCCTCCAGACTGGAAAAATGACGGCGTACCCGGGCCATCTGTTCATCAAACCGGGCCGCATCCAGACTCAAATCAATAACCAGATCACCCGCTGGCTGGGACATATCTCACACCTCCGGAAATCCCCGCTGAAGCCATCATTAATGCAACATCATCCTCGCTGACATCCACCACATTCGCAGAAGGTGAAATATCGCGCCCTCCGTCCCCTCCGAACCGGACGCCTCCGGCAACTCCTGTCGCTTTCTGCATCAGCATTTCTTCCTCGTCCGGCATCTCCGTCTGCTCTTCCTCACACGCTGGAGCAAGCAGACTGAAATCCGCCGGATGCATATCCGGATCGCCAAAAAACAGGCTGAGTACGGCGTACATCAGCCCGGAAAAATGAGCGTCCAGTTGGGTATCCTGAAAATAATGCGTGCAGTAAAAACGTCGCCAGTCGGCATATTCGGTGGATGTCATCCCGGCAAGCATGGCGCGCCAGTCGGGTCTCCCCATCTCTCGCGCCAGTTTCAGGACAAGTTACCGGCTCAGTCGCTTCTGCTTTCCCGGTTTGTTCAGGATCGGCATCGTGCCGGTTATCCAGCATACCTGAAAGATAAAGCACCCGGTTCGTTGCCTGATTCAGTGCATCAGCAGGCCATCCCAGCATCACTTCACGGCGGATCTGCTGCATCTCTGTCTCCGGAGAGGCCAGAGTGCCTTTGAGGGAATGGGTATGCCATAGCGACATCGCCACAAGCAGGGATGCCGTTTCCAGATATCGCTGGTTAATGTGCACGACATCATGCTTCGTTGTCTCCTGTTGTTCTGCGTCTGAAACAAACTTTATATAATCAAACCGCTGCAGCGCAGACAATTCGGAAAGCGTGACAGACACACCGTTATATTCAAATTGTTCTGTTTTCAGAAACATGTATTACCTCCGTTTACCCTGCAGCGCCCGCTTCAGTAACGGTGACTTCAGCCACTGCGGCGAACTGACCATTTCCGCTCACCACAAGGATCTGCACCTTACCTGTCGCCACGCCGTTTACCGTAATTGTCATATCTTTCACACTAATGGTGGCTTTCGACGGATCGGCGGAAACCGCTCTGAACGTCTTGTCGGTTGCACTTTCCGGCTCAAAAGAAACCGTCAGGGTGGTTGTTTTCCCTTTTGCCACCGTACCGGATGTCGGCGTCACCTTAATCGCACTGACCGGCGTAATTTTGCTGCGTTCTTCCGCTACAGAAGGTTTACCCACGTTAGTGACTTTCACCGTGCGGGTGATCACTTCTTTCGCCGTCACGGCCTTACCGATACTGCTGACCCAGCCACGAAACACATCCACCGTGCCATTCGGAAAACGGATTTTATAGGCCCGGACATCGCCGCTTTCAAACCAGCCTATAAGCCCTTTCTGGCCTTCCTCTCCCGGTTTCCAGGCCAGCGTAAAACTGGTATCACCTGCAGATTTCTGCCCCTGCCCGGTCGCGTTCCAGTCCGCGTCTTCATCATCCAGGTAGTTATCATCGTAGGATTCTGCCGTCATCTCGCCCGGCGTCAGATCCTTCACCTTAGCCAGTCGCTGCCAGTCATCGTCTGACAACGGGTTTGCATAAGCATCACCCTTGCCGTTGTAAACCCACAGAGTGGTACCGGCACCTTTTACCGGCTCAAGGGGATTTGGTGTTGCCATATCGTCCTCACATCTCGTATGTAATGGAATAAGTCAGATCTGCAGAACTCCATAACGCCATATCGTCATCACGACGATACTCATAGCCCTGCGTAACCATCGTGGTAATCAGTCCTGCCAGTGCCGGGATCGCAGTCATCGCCGGGTAAATCCGGCTTTCCATCCACTGATCAAGCTCTGAATCCGGTACCTGTGCCGGTAAAAACACCTCAATATGCAGCGTGGCCCGCCAGGTATCTGCATCCAGCTCTTCACCGGTATACTCTGCATCCGTCAGATAAACCGCGATCGCAGGAAAATCCTCTTCGTCAAAAACAACGGGGCGACCATCAAACAGCGTCGCCCCGTGTTCATGCTGCTCGAGTGCATCCAGCACTGCGGCACGAATGTCAGTGTGTTTCATCGTTTTATCGCAATCCTCAGTTGTTGTTTCAGCGCGTATGCCAGTTCTTTAGGCAGGCGTTCACGCCGGATACGGTCAACATTCTCATCAAATGCCTGTTTCAGTGGGGCCGCCATCGGGATTTTCACCACCTGAATGGGAAGGCGATTACGCTTTTTCCTTCCCTTGTCGTCATTGCCCTCCTCATATCTGGCCTGGGGAAGACGTTGCATAACATGCCAGCGCCCATTATTTAATCGCTGGATAAATGCCCGCTGATAACGATGCTGACCGGCTTTAAGTATGCTGTTCGGACGACGTCCCAGCATTCTGATCCCCAACTTAATCACAGGGAGATCACCGCGGTTAACGATAATTCTGGCATTCGGATTTCTGACCGTCGCCCGTTTCAGTCTGGACCGTTCCTTTACCAGTTTCCGTCTCACCCTGGTTTCCCGGGCAACCTGTGACGAAGACTGATTAATCGCCGTTGTGGCCACGCGGTTAATCGTCATTGCTGAAGCCGCCGGAATGGCGTTTTTACGAACCCGGCTCAGATTATCAATCGCCTGATCAAGCCCTTTTATCGCCATAATTTCACCCTGCGTTTATCGTCGCCGGTTAACAGCGGGTGGTTGCCCACGGTTGAGCCAGAGATAACAGCTTCCCCCGTCATCCGGAGAAATACGATCCACCCAGAACATCTCGCCGTTAATGGTCAGCGTGTCACCACGCCGCACGGCACGCACCGTATCCGTCCGCACAAATAATGACGGGCTGCTTCCTTCAATACGGACCCCGCCACCGGCAAAACCCAGCGACTCCGGATCGTCAAAAACCCCCTGAACTTCGCTTCCACGCTGTGCTCCCGAGGTGAACTGCGCACAGAGCCCCATCACTTCAACAATCGTGCTGTCCACCCCGGCAAGGGCAGCATCAAAGGCATTCTGAAAATCACGCATGCTCAGCCGTTCCGTGCTGTATCATGGCTGTCGCCAGTGGTGATGGCACCATAACACGCATGCCCCGGTACGTCAGTTCAACGGGACGGCCTGTCTCCGGGCAATACCCCATCACATGCAGGCATTTCCGCACACGGACCGCTTTAACATCATCCGTAGCATCCGTGTTGTTCAACTGCTCACCATCGTCTGTGTGATTTTGATCAGCCCCGCTCTCATCAGAGTGCATAATGCCCTCCGGGGAAACAGCAAGCTCCTCTTCCCACTCAGACACACGTTGAGCAATATCCGCAGCACTCCCCGACATATCCGCCTCGCGCCCCGGCAGGCCAGCCAGTTGACGAAGACGATTCAGATTTTCTTCTTTTGTTGCCATCTCAGCCTCCTGTGAAAAAAGACACGGGGGCATTTCGCCCCCGCTCACGGATTATTTCACCTGTACCACCACAAACTCATCCGGATCCGGCAGCACCATCAGCGGTGCGGACTGCGTCATGGTGAATTCACGGGCCGGATCGCCCACAGTCAGCCAGTGTTTCGGATAACGGGAAGAGGCCACCACACCTTCGGACAACGCCTGCGCATCCTGAATGGCACCATAGCAACGAATGCCCTCTGCTGCCGTATTCCCCAGGACCAGTGTGCCCTCCGGCAGATAACGTTTTTCGGTACCGTCCTCTGCCACATAAGACGTTTTCGCCACCACAATGGCCAGATCGCCGTAATACCCCTTGAAGGACACCACCGCCCCCAGGTCTTTCACTGCCGTTTCGAGTTGTGAATTTGAGCCGCGACGGGTATCCAGTTTTTCGCGGAACAGCTTAAAGCCATTCAGCAGACGCCAGACCGTACCGTCCATAATGGCGATATTCACAAGGCCGCTGGCCTGATCGCAGTAGAGGTCAATATCATGCGTCGGATCAAACGTATCACGGTCCTGCTCAGACCATTTTTTACCGTCAGCCTGCTCAATGTTATTTCCTTCAGAGCGCCCGAAATCCACCTCGACAGTATCAAACTGATCCCCTTCCATGGTGTATTTGCCATACAGCACGGCATTCACCGCCTGCATTTCTTCCACCTGGACAATGGCGTGCTCTTCCTGTTTGAGGTTATCGGTAATGATACGCAGACGACGGTAGGCCGGGTCGTTCAGCTGAGCCGGATCTTCACCAGGAAGGCGCTCAACCGCCTGCTGGTAATTAAATTCGTGTTTGGGCTTGACGTAGCCCGGACGTAACACGCGGGTTTCACCACCGCGATGGCGAAGCACTTTTCCTTCAACGATCGGGGAGACATAGGCCGCCACCGGCGTTTTTCCGGTAATTTTGTCCAGCATCACCTCTTCGGTGTGGAAATTCACCGTACGGCGGAAAAACAGCTCCAGAAACAGCGCACGGAATTTCACTTTTTGTTCGGTATAACCGAGTAACTGGCGGGTCGTAAACAATCCCATAAATCAGTTCCTTTCATTAAGAAATCAGTCAGGCCAACGCGGTGGCCTGATAACGTGTTACGGCAGCGCCGCGTGACTCAGGGCTGTGCCGGCAAAGGCATTTGCCTTTTTGTGTTCATCCCCACTGTCAGGCCAGCGGATTGCCTCCGTCGCAAAGGTCCCCGACTTGTAATAGGTCAGCACCGTCTCTGTGCCTTCAAGCGGCAGTACCAGTATGCCAACCGCACTACCGGCTTTCTGTCCATCCCAGACCACCAGTTTCCCGGTGGCTTCATCCAGCATCAGGGGCGTCAGAGCCGGTGTTGCCGAGGAAATCCCGCTGCTGCCTGTGGCGGTGTGAGCCGGATCATTACCGGCAAAAATACGTACTTCCGCACGCTGTTCAGTGATGGTTTTCGTCACCATTTTGTTAAAACCTCATATTGATGGTCAGCACTGACTTCATGGCATGGCCATGAGCATTTTCACGTCCGCATCACCGTCTGCTGACGTCTGTGACACGCCACCCCGCACCGCTGCCGGTGAATGATTCGCCATGAAATGTTCAAACAGGGCGGTTGTGGATGCAGAGACCGGTTCGGCCTTACCTGATCCCGCAGCCAGCACAGCCCGGGCGTTCTCCACGGTCATTCCCGGGCAGGCCGCCAGTTTTTCAGCCTGCGCTTCTGCCCCTTTTGCCTCATCCAGGGCCATGATCTGATCACGAAGTGAGGGCCCGGCATCCGCCAGTGGTGCAGCCGCCAGGATCGGGCGGGCTTTTTCCACCGTCATCTCCGGCATCGCCGCCAGCGTTGCCGCCAGTTGTTCACGACCGTTCGCTTCTTCACACGCCATAATGCGATCGGCTTCACTCTGCGCGGATGCCACCGGCTGCTGCGGTGCCGCCGCGGCCAGAATCGCCCGGGCCTGTTCAACGCTCATGCCCTGTTGCCCTGCCAGCATCGTGGCAAGCTGTTCACGTCCTTTCGCTTCCTGGCATGTCAGGATCCCCATCACTCGCTGGTTCTCCTGCACGGCGGCTTCCGTTGCAGTTAATTGCGGCATAGTGCCTCCTCTGACATTACTGTTCAGCGCCGTGGCCATCACACTGATGGCATCCGACGCATTGATTAATTCATCCGCCAGCCCGGCCTCAATGCCGGACTGACCTTCAAAAACAGCGGCCTCTGTTCCCGTGACTGCATCAACAGACAGACCGGTAAACATCGCCACTTTTTCGGCAAACATCCGGCGCGCCGCATCAATCCGCTGCTGCATGTCCTGGCGAACCTCTGCCGGCAACGCTTCAAACTGATTGCCATCCACCTTGTGCGCCCCTGAGTAAATCAGCGTGATATCCACACCGGCCTGCGCCAGATGACCGGCATAGCTGACATGGCTCATCATCACGCCAATGGAACCGATACGGGATGTCTGGGTAACCAGCCGTCGGGAGCAGGCCGACGCCAGCAGCATGGCCGCAGAACAGGCCGTGTCATTACACAGTGCCCAGACCGGCTTCTGCTGCCGGAGGCGGTAAATCATGTCAGCGCAGTCAAACACGCCGGCTGCCTGCCCGCCCGGACTGTCAATGTCCAGCAGTATGCCCCGCACCTGGCTATCTGCCATTGCCTGCTGAAGACAGGTGACAATGCCGTCATAGCCAGTCATTCCGGAAAATGGCCGCATCCCCCCCAGCCGGTGCACCAGCGTGCCGGTCACCGGCAGTACCGCAATACCGTTCACCACCCGGTAAACACGGGCCGGTCGTTTACCTCCGGCCATGTACTCGTCCGTTTCAGCCAGCATCCCGGGAGCATCAAGCTGTACCTGCTGTTGCGGTACCGAAAGACTTGCTGCCCCCATCTCGCGCCCCAGCGCGCAAAAGAAAACCCGCGCATAGGCGGGCTCCAGAAGCAGCGGTTCATTGAATGCTGCTGCAATAATGTGTGAAAGATTACGTCTCACGTGGTGTTGTCTCCTCTTCCGGCCTGCGACTCTCCGCTATCTGCTGCTGATACGCCTGCGCTATCCACACCGGACGTGAGAGTCCGGCTTTTTCCCGCTCTGCAGATTCCCTGACCTGTTGGCAGAAAATGTCCTGATAATCCTCGCCCATCAGCGCCAGCTCTTTCTCATACGTGCTCAGTCCGGCCTCAATGCGCATCACTGATTCCTGAACCTCCTTGAGCCCGTCAATGGCCATTCTTCCGGCTCCAATCCACTCAGCCCGTGACCAGGCTGATCGCGCCTGATAAAAATCAAACCGTGCCCGTGGCGGACGAATAATCCCCGAAGAAGTGCCTCTTCCAGCCAGCAGGAAAACATCTGCGTGGCCAGCCGGGACGCAATAAATTTTCGCCGCCCCATAAAATAGCGCCACGACTCATTGGCGGATGCGCGGGCACTTGAGTAACTGACCTTCGAGTAATCACGGGACAACTGTTCGTAGGAAACGCCAAGACCGGCGGCGATATACCGCAGCAGCGCCTGTTCAAGCGCCGAAAATCCATTGTCTGAATCCTGCGCGGTCTGAAGTTTCAGATCATCACCGGGGAAAAGGTGCGGAATTTTGACACCGCCCAGCATCACGCTATTCGTGTCATACCAGGTGGAGAACTTATCCAGAATATTAATAAGCGGATTATCCTTCTGCCCCTGCGGCGCACCGGCGATATATTCAAAGGCCTTTTCGGTATCAAGGTCACTTTCAATCGTCGCTGCATACATCGCCTTTATGAAAAGACAGGAAAAAATAAAATTTAAAAACAGTACATTACGAATGCTCAGACCTATCGTTTAAAGGAGTCGCAATACACACTGCAATACACGATTATTTATAAGATGAGCGGCATCCGTCATAAAGCTGGTGGATGCTTTTTCTATGCATATATGCACAGTTTTAGTGGGCGTTAATGTCGATATAGGGATCCCCATATCGAGATTGGATACCAGGCTTTTTTAATCAGGCTGGTGGGCTTTACCTGTTTTGTATGAGTGGTCATCATGACCATGTCATAACAAAAACCCCATATTCGTGGTTTTTCTGTGTCGGGCTATTCTGTCGTTGCTGTGCTGATTTGGCTGGTGGGCTGAATCATCATTACGGCGATGCAGCTATGTAGACGTTCCGGCCTCCTCAAATTGAGGATTGTGGAAGAATCAATGGGTTAGTCTTACTTTCCCGACATCCCCCAATGGGGGGTTTCGAAACAATCAATAGCTTAGGCTTACTTCCCAGATTTCCTGCATTGCAGGTTTTCGAAATAATCAATGGGTTAGGCCATCGTGCAATTTTGCACTTTGCCAGCCAGCGCAATGTCGCGTTATCAGTCCTCAGATGTGAGGGATGTAGCCAGCTTTTCCCCCAGTGGGGGATATCCAGCACCGACGGCTTAACTGTGCGTGCCAGCACAAGGTAGCCTTGAACTACTTACTGCATCCCATCTTACAGGCCGTGCCTTCCTGCTTAACTTTTTGCAATGCAACAAGTCAGCCAGCGCAATTTTGCGTTATCGGGAATATCAGCAAGTTACCGCCGCAATCGTTCCGGCTTCTTCCACTGGTAAGTATTTTTCGCGCTCTCCCTCCGTTGTTGAGAACGGCGACGATATGCCAGCAACTCAAGGACTCTTGTTCGTATGTTGCGCATATCCACGCCGTTAAGCTCAATACCGTCACGGCGCATCACCTCAGCCACTACACGCACATAATTATCTGCGGTCACGCTGTCCGGCTGCGTGGCCTGTTCGTCATGCTGCTTGCTGATTCCACAAGCACGGCGGATTAATCGCAGTATTTCGGATTCAGTCATAGCGTACTACGTTACTTATCTTTATTCGGCTGCAACTTATCCGGTACGTTTCCGGCAGTTTCCATCAGATAATCGGACAGCTGAGGTGTACTGGCAATAGCGGACACTACCATTTGTTCTTTTTTTAAGCAGCCATCTGATGATATTTTTCCCTGAAGGCTGCCGGGGAGATATTCCCCAGACGAGAGTGACGACGCTGACGATTGTAGAAAATCTCAATGTATTCCCGTATTACTGAGATGGCTTCATCCCGGTTATTAAAACGATAGTGGCTCAGGCTCTCATTTTTCAGCGTTCCCCAGAAGCTTTCCATCGGAGCGTTGTCGTAACAGTGACCTTTACGCGACATTGATGTTTTCAGACCAGACTGCTCCTGTATGACCCGGTAATCGTATGCGCAGTACTGTGAACCTCGATCAGAGTGGTGGATTAGCCCGGCAGGTGGGCGCTGGCTCCTGAGCGCCATAAACAGGGCTTTACCTGTCAGCTCTTTTGTCATGCGCTCTCCCATGGCGTAGCCGACAATTTCGCACGTATAAACATCTTTGATGCCAGCGAGGTACAACCATCCCTCCTGTGTGGCAACATACGTCAGGTCCGCCACCCAGACCTGATTTGGTGCTGTAGGAGCGAACGTCTGGTTCAGCAGATTTGGCGCAACTGGCAGATTGTGGTTCGGGTTCGTAGTCGCTCTGAACTTGCGTTTCTGCTTACAGCGTAGCCTTAGCTCCTTACGAAGACGTGCCAGTCGGTCACGACCAACGATGATGCCATTCTCTGCCAGCTCCGTCTGGAGCCGCCGGGTTCCATATGTTTCGCGAGTGCGGATATGTGCCACCTTAATCTCCAGTTTTAGTCGCTCATCACTTTGTTTTCTGTCTGAGGGTTCATGCTGTACCCAGTTGTAATAACCGCTCCTGGATACACCAAATACCTGACACAT